TCAAAAGTGTTCAATGTTGACCTCATCATCATAAAAAAGTATACGCAAGTCATACCAAAGACTGCTGCAAACCCCATGAGGTATATAAAAACTGTTATATCATTCATCTAAATTAGTCCTAATGAACCTGCTGTTATTCCTATACAGATAAAAAATCCAAATTCTACTAGTTCTCTACTCCCAGATGGAATTGAATTCATACCCTTATTTAAATTTATCCAAATGCGATTCATTTATTACTAATTGTTAAGTTATATTATTTAGTATCTCTAACAGACGGGAAATATGTTAGG